GTGGACAAAATCTTGGAGAACTTGAGGATGTCAAGTACTTCCAGAAGAAATTATATAAAGCATTAAACGTTCCTAACTCAAGATTAGAAACAGAGACTACATTTAATATTGGTCGTGCTGCTGAAATTACAAGAGATGAGGTTAAGTTCCAGAAATTTGTTGCACGTTTGCGTAAGAGATTCTCTGAATTGTTTATGGATCTTCTTAAAACTCAACTTGTTCTAAAGGGTATTATTACTCTTGAGGATTGGGAAGAGATGAAAGAGCATATCCAATTCGATTATATTGCTGATAACTACTTCTCCGAACTTAAGGATATTGAAATCCGTAACGAAAGGATGAATGAGGTTGCTCAAATGGATCCTTACGTTGGTAAGTATTTCTCTGCTGAGTATATACGTCGTCAAGTTCTTAAGCAAACTGATGTTGAGATCAAAGAGATTGACAAACAGATTGAAAAAGAAATTGAAGATGGAACCATTATGGATCCACAAGCAGTGCAAGCAATGGAGATGGGTATAGGTGAAGAAGATCCTGCTGCTGCAGGTGAATTACCACCCGCAGAAGGGGGAGGTACCCCCGACCCAAAAGCGGTAATTAACGCTGCTGATCAGCGTAGGGGAGAAATCTGATAAATAAATATTAAAGTGGGAATTATTATGCCTAGCGAAATCGCACAAACTATAGTGAATCATATCTTTGGTGATGAAAAAGCCAAAGCAGTTGATGCAATGAATGATGCTTTGAGTGCATCAGCATACGATGCCATTCAGCAACATAAAGTTGAATTTGCAAAAACGCATGGATTTAATCCAGATGATACTGCACAAGCGGTAGCAGATGAGATTACTGATAACCAAGATCCTGCAGGAGATATTCAGAATGTTGACTATCAAGGTCGCAAACCTGAAGATGCACCTGAAGGTGAAGTTGAACAACCCGAAGCTTCTGCTGAGGTTGAACCCACGGATGAACCCACTGTAGAAGAGGAACCAAACGATGAGACTAATAGCTGAACAAATCACTAAAGCTGAATTCATTTTAGAAGACCGCAAAGGTGGTGGAAAGAACTATTTCATTGAAGGTATTTTTCTCCAAGCAGAATTGAAGAATAAGAATGGACGTATGTACCCATTCAAAACTCTTCAAAGGGAAGTTGCTAAATATGATGAGAACTATATTACTAAAGGCCGTGCATTGGGTGAGTTAGGTCATCCAGAAGGTCCATCTATCAATCTTGATAGAGTATCTCATAAGATCGAAAGTCTTAAAGAGGATGGTAATAATTTTATTGGTAGAGCAAAGATACTTGATACTCCAAATGGAAAGATTGCGAAATCTCTTCTTGATGAAGGTGTAAGTCTCGGAGTTTCTTCCAGAGGTATGGGATCACTTCGTAAAGAAGATGATTGTAATATCGTAGAAGATGACTTTATGCTTGCCACTGCTGCTGATATAGTAGCAGATCCTTCGGCTCCAGACGCTTTTGTGGATGGAATCATGGAAGGAAAGGAGTGGGTTTGGGATAACGGAGTCATAAAAGAGTCTGCTGTTGCCCAAATTAAACAAGAAATAGATCAAGCAACGCTTAGAAACCTCCAAGAACGTAAAATTTCCGCGTTCAGCAAGTTTTTAAGAAGTTTGTAATTTATAAATAAACATAGACAACGTAAAAGTTAACGGAGTTAATTCAAATGGCTGAGACCCTCGACAAAGAGCTAGATAACATGGAAGAAGTGACCGAAGGTTCTAATCCTGTTACTAAGAACGCAAAACCTGGTGAACCTATCGACACTTCTAAGAGTGGCGGTAAGAAAGTAATTCATGTGGCTTCTGACAACTGGGAGAACGCTGCAGGAACGAAAAACGCTGGAGCAAGTGCTTCTAGTGATGTAAGTGTAGAAAAGGATAAGTCCTTAAAGACTAAACCTTCCGATGCATCCGCTAAACAAGAGGAGGTAGAAGCCGATGGCGAAACAATCGCAGAAGAAACCCCTAAGACCGAGTACGACTTTAGTGAAGACGTTGACGCTCTTGTCGCTGGTGAAGAACTCTCAGAAGAGTTCCGAACAAAAGCAGTGACAATTTTCGAGGCGGCTGTTACTTCACGTGTAAATAGCGAAGTCAAAGTCGTGCAAGAAGCGATGGAAGAATCTCTCACCGAAGAGGTTGAGAAGATCAAAACAGAATTGGCAGAAAAAGTCGATGACTATCTATCTTATGCTGCAAAAACCTGGATGGAAGAGAATGCTCTTCAGGTTGAGCACGGTATCAAGACTGAGATGGCAGAGTCATTCTTTAACGGCCTAAAAGAACTCTTCGTAGAACACAACTTTAGTGTTCCCGAAGAAAAATTCAACCTGCTAGATGGAATGGCAGGGGAACTTGATGAGATGGAGAAAAAACTCAATGAGCAAATCGACACTAATGTAGCTTTGAATAAGCGTATTGGTGATTTTAGTAAAATGGAAATCGTGAACGAAGCAGCTGCAGGACTTGCTGAAACCCAAAAGGATAAGCTTGCTAAACTTGCAGAGGGAGTTGAGTTTGAAAATGAAGCAGACTATCGTAAGAAAGTCGAAACTATCAAGGAATCATATTTCACTAGGAAGGCCGAAGTTGCTGAGTCAGCAACAGAACCCACCGAAGAAAGTTCTGAACCATTGGTAGAAAGCACAGCGTCAGGATCTATGTCGAAGTATGTAGATGCCCTAGCACGTTGGTCCAAATAATTAAAACAACTACTTTTTTTAAGTCAAATGACATTACAACAACTTCAAGAAAAGTGGGCTCCCGTTCTAAATCACGAATCAGTACCTGAAATCAGTGATACTTATAAGAAAGGCGTAGTCGCACAACTCTTAGAAAACCAAGAATTAGCAATCAAAGAAGAATCAAACGTTCTTTCTGAGACTCTACAAACAACTGGATACACAGGCGATCACGCTGCCACTGGTCCTGTTGCAGGTTTTGATCCAGTATTGATCAGTCTAATTAGACGTTCAATGCCTCAACTAATTGCATATGATATCGCTGGCGTTCAGCCAATGACTGGTCCTACAGGACTTATCTTTGCAATGAGATCATTCTACGGTTCAGAGCGTAGACCTAACAACGGTGACTTCAGAGAAGCACTATTCAACGAGCCAAACGCTGGTTTCTCTGGTGGAAAAGGCACAGGATTATCAAACTACGATCCTACTGCTTCATCTTCTGGTGTTAACGATGCTGAAGGTGCTAACCCAGGACTTCTTAACGACTCCCCTGCTGGATCATACGAAGTAACTGGTGATGCTACTGGTATGACTACAGCTACTGCTGAAGCATTAGATGATTCATCTGCGAACAATGAGTTCCGTGAGATGGGTTTCTCAATCGAGAAAGTAACAGTTACTGCTCGATCACGTGCTTTAAAGGCAGAGTACAGCATAGAGATGGCTCAAGACCTTAAGGCGATTCATGGATTGGATGCAGAGCAAGAGCTTGCTAACATCCTTTCTACCGAGATCCTTGCTGAAATCAACAGGGAAGTCGTTAGAACAATCTATACGAACGCTGTTAAAGGTGCTATCGCTAATACTGCTACTGACGGTATCTTCGACCTAGACGTTGACTCTAATGGTAGATGGTCTGTTGAGAAATTCAAGGGACTTCTATTCCAGATAGAAAGAGATTCAAACGCTATCGGACAAGAAACTCGTCGCGGGAAGGGCAACATCCTAATCTGTTCTGCAGACGTTGCTTCAGCTCTCGGAATGGCTGGCGTTCTTGACTATGCTCCTGCTCTTAATGGTAACAACAGTCTAACTGGTGTAGATGATACTTCTTCTACAATGGTTGGTACACTTAATGGTCGCATTAAGGTTTACGTTGATCCATATTCATCTAACGTTGCTGACAAGCACTTCTATGTTGCAGGCTACAAAGGAACTTCTCCTTATGATGCTGGTCTGTTCTATTGCCCATACGTTCCATTGCAGCAAGTCAGAGCAATCAACCCTAACACCTTCCAACCAAAAATCGGGTTTAAGACTCGTTACGGTATGGTTTCAAACCCATTCTCAGGTGGTCTTACACAAGGTAATGGTGCTCTTACAGCCAATGCTAACAAGTACTACAGAAGAGTACAAGTTGCTAACCTCATGTAATTTGAGATTAACACATAACTTTAAAAGAGACCTTCGGGTCTCTTTTTTTGTATAAATATCTCAGTTTGACTAATAATAATGACAAGTATTATTGACCCAAAGAAATACTCCAATGCAGTTGACCTATTAAGGTCATTTTTTTTGTCTAAAGGTTTTCTAGAAGTCCATACACAAAACCGTTTAAGTATACTTGCTGCTTGTGAAGATCCAGAAACAGTAGCAACATATAATTACGGTGGTAATATTTGGCCACTACCTCAGACAGGTCAGATGTGGTTAGAATATGAATTACTTTCCAACCCTTCAGCAGAAGGGTTTTTCTGTGTCTCAACATCCTATAGGGCAGAACCAAATCCTGTACCAGGAAGACATGAAACAATCTTCCCCATGTTTGAATTTGAAATGAAGGGTGGTGTAGATGCTCTTAAAGATATGGAGATTGAGTTATGTCGATGGTTAGGATTACCACTAGACGAACAGAATAAGATCAAGACTTATGATGATTGGGCTACTAAGTTTAACACTAAAGAACTTGATCATGACCATGAAGAGAAGATTAGTCGTGGAATGATTACTGACTTCCCTGAGTGGACATCACCATTCTGGAACATGGCACGTAATGATGATGGCACAAGTAAAAAGATTGATGTTATTCTCAATGGGATGGAGACGATAGGTTCTGCAGAACGCAGTACCGACAAAGATCAAATGCGTGATACCTTTTACACTATATCAGATGGACAATATGCTCAACTGATTATAGATCTGTTTGGTAGAAGTAGAGTAGAGAAAGAACTTGAAGACTTCCTCTCCTTTGATTT